AGAAATCCTTTTCTATATTTTTTATTTCTTTCAACTTTTCCACCTTTGATAATCAATGGTCTCATATGAGTAGAGACTGCATCATTATATATAGCTTTAAGTTCGTCTTTGTCAAGGTCTGTAGACCATTCATTTAAAATAGCTGTTTGTTCTCTCTTAGACCCTCCTAAGTTAAGGATTACTAAGTAAGATGAATTCTTTCTAATAAACTTTGGAATATCATAATAAGATTGAGAAAGAAAGACAACTGAAACATTTTTCTTACGAGCTCTCATATAAAACTCTTCTACTTTGTCCAGGTGTTTAGATAGGACTAAATCATCCCATATGACAAGATGATTGTATTCTTTATCATAAGTATCAAGTTTAGGAGTTGTTTGTACACCTTCTGATATTTTGATTTGGTCTGACTGTTCAGTTAAATAGTTATATAAAGGTTCATCTTTGTTAGCTGTAATTATATGAATGTCGGCAAAGGTTCCTTCTTTTTCAGAAAATACTTTGATAAGATTAAGGATAAAGTTTGTTTTACCAGAACCAGAAGGAGCTACAACTACCATTCGAAATGGTAAATCAATATTGTGGATATTGTAATTAGGATTTGAAGTTTCATCTATAAATTTTTTGGGTATAACTTCATAGAAGTTAATAATATCACCAGTAGTTTTTGTTTTAGATTTAGGAGGCATAATATATATAGTGTATATATAAAATTTTATATTGATTTAAAATTTAAGACTGATAACAATATATATAATAATAAATATGGCTACTTATCCACCACCTAATAGCGATTTCGCTATATTTGATAGAGATGCTTTTACCAATGAGATTCCTAATAATATTGAAAGTTTATCAAATTACTTTTTAAGATATCCTTTAGCCCAAGGGGGAGAAACTTTGGTCAATACAAATGTAACTGGTGATTTAACTGTTAATAGTCCAAATTCAGTAGTTATAGATTCAGTAGGAACTGTAGCTTTGGGAGGAACTACTGCTACTAATATTTCAATTGGTAACTCGACTTCAAATACAACTTTGTACGGTCAAACAACTTATATTGATGTTACTAACCTTAACGTCAAAGATCCAAACATATTAGTTAATAAAAATGGTATATCTCCTCTTAATGCTGGTCTCCAAGTAGAGAGTGGAGGGTCTATAGTATCAAGTTTACTTAATGATACAGCCGGGAATTGGATAGTAAATTCCACAAATAATAAAATTTATGTAGATAATATTTCAGAAAAAACAATTGGTAATGATGTTAATTTTAATTCTGGAGTGTCTATGAATGGACAGACTTTAGATATGACTAACGGAGAAATTCATAATTGCCCTTTGATATATTCACAAAATAATAGTAATTTGACTATAGACGCTAAAGGAACCGGTAATATTTTATTACAAACTAATGATATAACAAGAGTATTGATTAATAATTCAAGTATGGCTGTTACGGGTTCATTATCAACTACAAGTGATATATTGGCTCAGGGTTTGAACTCATTACGTTATAATATGTCTAATGGAAGATTGGGTATTGGTAATACTTCACCTCAATATACTCTAGATGTAAGTGGTACGAGTAGGGTTACTGGTCAAGCTTTATTTACTTCAAGTACTAATTCAACTAGTTCAACTACAGGAGCTGTAGTAGTTACTGGTGGATTGGGTATTGGCGGTAACACTGTAAGTGGTGGAACGTTAGCTTTGGGTTCAATTTTACCAACTGAAAATGTAAAACTTATGATTAGTAGTACAACTGTTGATTCATCTTGTAACGGCACTACTTCGGGAACTAGTATTAATATGATGAGTATGAACAATGGAGCTAGGAATTTTACATTTGGTTGTGATGGTTCTAATAATAAAGAATTTTATCTTGGAACAAGTGGAGGAGCTACTAATGATCCAGATTATTTTACTTATTGGGATACAACTGGGAGATTTATGGTTTATCCAACAGCAAGTGGTCCTATAACAGCTCCTATATCAACTGATATATTTACGGCTAGAGGTAGTGCTAGAATCGATAATAATTTATATGTAGGCGGTAGTGTAAATACTATAGTTGGAGTTGGAATGGGTAATGATAATTCTACAGTTGGAGGTGTAATATCTACTACTGATAATTTTGTAAGTGGTGTTTTTACGGCCATTGATTATAGTGTTGGAAGTGGTTTTTTACCTCGTAACAATATACCAAGAAAAATTATTTTTAATATGAGTAAACAATTGACTCAAGGGGTCGCAACTAATATTTTAACCCTTACACATACAGCATCAGCTACTAGTGATGATACTTTTTCAATTTCATTCAATGGATTCATTCAGGCTACTACAACCGGAGACAATAGTAGCAGAGCTGTAAATTTCTTAGCTGTAGGTGTTAGAGCTAATGCTACAGCTGGAGTATTTGTTCCAAATTTAACAATTGGTAATTCAGTAGATGCTCACACAACATTCGCATCTCTTATGATTGGAGCCTCTACTTATTCCTGGCCTACTCTGGGACCTACTACTACTACTCTAGCACTAAGTCAAGCTATGATTATAGGAACTGCTTCTCAATCACTATTTATAACTGGAGAATGGACTATAACTCAAAGTACACAAACTGGAGGAACTTTCATTACTGGTATTGCTTAATTTAAAAGATTATTAATATTTATATTTATATTAATGTCCATCAAAGAATTACATAAAGATATATTATTGTTAGAGAAGACTATTAAGTCTATGATTAAGAATGAATCTAAGGTTTTATCTCACTTGGTAGAACATATAGAAGATATTAAGGAACCTATAGACAATAGAGACTATGTTCAATCTAAAGAAATTATTTCCAGTATCAAAAAAGGTAAGAAAGCTTTAAGTGGAGAAGGATTATTTGATACTCTTGATATTAAAGATATTGAAAAATTAGAAAAAGTATTTGAAGATTATCAAATAGAAAAGAAGAAAAAAGCTAAGAATTTAAAATTAATTAGAGAAGGAACTATAAATAGAGTTAAACAAGGGGTTAAGGCTACTAGTAAACCAGATATTAGATTTACAAAGAAAACACCAGAAGATATAAAGGAATATATGGCTTACATAAGAAGTAAGAAATCAAAAAAATAATTGAGAAGGAAAACTCAACAAACCAAAATAATATTAGCGGTGAAGGTATAGTTGGTAGAATGGGTGGAAAGAATTTATTAAAAAAAGAAATTGTTTCTCATTTTCCAAAAGATTATCAAAATAAGTTTAAAATCTGATTATCAAGAAAGATTGAAAAATACTATTATTTTGAATGAAGATTACAAAAAAGTTATTAAGAAATATGATTCAGAAAATAGTTTAATATATTTAGATCCACCTTATGAAGAATCAGATAAATCTCATTATGATAATCCTATTATTGATTACAATGAACTATTGGATATATTGTCAAACATAAAAGGAAAATTTATATTAAGTATTAACAATAGTAAAAAAATTAGAGATTTATTTCAAAATTTCAAAATTAAAAAAATAAAAACTAAATATACTAATCCTTTAACTGGTGGACAAAGTAAAAAAATTACAGAATTACTCATTACAAATTATGAAAAATAAAAAAAATTTATTTTCATCAATTATTAAATTTATATTTTCTAATAATTTTAAATAATTTAATTGTATTGTGTATATATACAATATAATAATGAAATTTACAATTTATGAAATATATTCAAATGATCCATTGATAACAGATTTTTATATAGGTTCTACTACTAAGTTTTCTAGTAGGAAATCTCATCATAAAAAATCAGTAGTAAATAAAAGTAAGAAATCATATCATAGAAAACTATATAGATATATAAGAGAAAATGGAGGTTGGGATAAGTTTGTAATGGAACCTATAGAAACCTTTGAATGTGAAACCAAAGGAGAAGGATTATTAAGAGAACAATATTTTATTGATTTATATAAACCAACACTTAATAAGAACAAAACTATTAATATATTATAGTGATTATTAATTTTTTATAGTATTTTTTATATAATATTTTATTAAAACTACTTAAAGAAATATTATTATTATTATATATACTACTAAATGCAAGTTTTACCAGAGTTCAAACAATTTGTTAATTTTAGTTTTTCATCAATAATAACTAAAAAAAATAAAAAAGGAGAAGAAAAGAAAGAATTGATTGGTCTTCCACTTTGGAGAAATATAACAAAAAATAATATTAATAATAGAGACTTAGGCTTAGCAACGATTTGCGGAGAAATATCTGGAATTACAGTTTATGATTTTGATAAAGAAGAAACTTATAATTTATTGATTAGAAAAAATCCAGAACTTAAAAATTGTTTTACAGTAAAGACTTTAAAAGGATATCATATATATTTTGAATTTGATGAATCTGTAGGCACTACTACTAACGCCTCAGAAGAATTAGAAGGATTGGACATTAGAAGTAATGGTTCATTTGTAATATCGCCTCCTTCTAGCTATAAATTATTAAATGATGATATTTTTGAATATAAATTCTTAGGTGGAAGAATAGGACCTATACCTACTTATTTGAAAACTTGTCTGAAAGGTTTCAAAGTTAAGAAAGAACTTAATAATAGAGTAGAAGTTAAGAAAGAACTTAATAATCAAGTGGAAGTTAAGAAAGATATTAACAATGAAGATAAAATTGAAGAAATAAGAAATCTTATTGGAAAACTTAATAAAGAAAGATCTAATGATTATACAAACTGGGTTAATATAGGCTTTATTATATATAATGAGTTAGGAAAAGAAGGACTTAAAATATTTGATGAGTTCAGTCAATTAAGTGATAAATATGACAAAGAAGAAGTTGAAAAAAAATTCAAAAGTTTTAAGAATATTGAATCAGGATTGACAATAAAAACTTTAAAGAAATATGTAAAAGAAGATTGTATTGATAATGAGTTCGATATATTAGTTAATTTAACTTCTGGAGGGTTAGCTGATTATTTCAAAGCTAACTATAATAAAAAATTTATATATTCAAATGGAAAATTATATTATTTCAATAGTGTATACTGGAAGGAAGACGATAAGAATAAATCTTATCTTAATAATTTTATTGATGAAATCTTTTATTTTGAATTATTAGAAAAATTCCAAAAATACGAAGTTAAACAACTAAAGGATAATGAAAACAAGAAAGAGATCTTTAAGGCTTTACAAGAGATTAGAAAAGGAATTGAAAAATTAAGAAACTTTAAGACTCGGGAAAGTGTTATAAGTGATATATGTTGTAAGCTTACGAACAATGAAATAAAATGGAATGAACATAATAATATATTTTGTTTTGATAATAAAGTTTATGATATTGATTTGGATAAGTTTATAACACCAAATCCTTTACACTATATTAATTTAACTAGTGGATATAGTTATGATATAGAATATGATATCAAACTAGTAGATGAATTGATGATATTAATCAATAAAATTTTTCCTAATCCAGAAGTAAGAGATATTTATTTAACTAGTATATCTACAGCCTTAAGTGGTCAAACATTAGAAAAATTTATTATTGCTAATGGCAAAGGCGGAAATGGAAAAGGTGTACTTAATGAACTAGTCTTAGGGACTATAGGTAATTATTCTTATGTTTTACCTTCTAATCTATTGTTAGGACCCTTAAAGACTGGGTCAAATCCAGAATTAGCTAATTGTAACAATAAAAGATTTATTTTAGTTAGAGAACCTGACGATAAATATAAATTAGTTTGTTCAACTATTAAAGAATTGACAGGAGGAGCTGAAATTAACGCTAGACTTAATCATTCAAACGATACAAAGACAGTATTAAAATTAACCTTAGTAATGGAGTGTAATGAAAAACCTAAATTATCCGAAGCTACAGAAGCTATAGCTAGGCGATTATTAGATATTCCTTTTGTTAGTTCTTTTATTGATAAAACAATTTATGATAAATTAGGACCTGATGAAAGAGAAAATATTTATATTTCTGATATTTATTATAAAAGCTTGGAATTTAAAAATAAGTTCAAACAAGCTCTATTTATTATTTTAACTAGGTATTACAAGGTCTATAAAGCTAATAATTATCAATTGGTGATACCTAGTATTATATTAACAAGAAATCATAATTATATGAGTGGTTCAGATGATATTTATAATTTTATCGATGAGTACTATACAAAGACTGATAATAAGAAGGATACTATTAAGTTAAAAGAAGTTTATGAAAACTTTAAGAACTCAGATTATTTTTTAAATATGAGTAAAGAAGAGAAAAGAAAAAACAATTATAAAAAATTTTGTGAAAATATACAAACTAATATGTTTATGAAATCTTTTATTAAAAAAGATTATGATAATTGTTATAATTTATTAAGTTATAAGGTTAAAGAAAATGATAATTAATACTTTTTTAAATACTTACCGGCAAACCGGCTAACTTGCCCGGTATTTTTAAAGTTTTTCTTAGTTATTTTCATTTTACTAGGAAAATTCCTATTTTTTAGGGCAAGTTAGCCGGTTTGCCGGTATTGTTCATTCTCCTTCTATTTTTCATTTAGATTGATTTTTATTACTTATTACAATTAATAATTATATTTTTTTTATTAAAATACTTAAAGAAATAATAATTATATATACTATAATATACTATAATATATAATGGAAGATATTAATAATAAAAAATATATTTGTAATTGTTGTGAGTATGAAACAAAAGTAAAAAAGAACCTAGCTATTCATCTTGAAACTAAAAAACATAAAGACAAAGAGAACGGAGTTCTAAAACCAATTAAAGAGTTTAATTGTTATAGTTGTAATTATCAAACCTTAGATGAATCAAACTTTAAAAAACATTTGGATAGTAAGAAACATTCTAATAATATTTTAGGTATTACGAAATTAAAAAAAATAAATTATTATAATTGTAATTATTGTAATTTTCATTCTTCTAATAAAAAAAATTATTGTTATCATATGTTTAACTGTTTTTCTAGACCAGAAAGTGAACGCATTGATTGGATAGTTCAAGATGAACTTGAAAGAATGGATAAAATATTAGCAAAATTTTAAATTTGGTAATAGTTTATAAATAAACTAATTTAAAATATACACTACATAATATTATATAGTGTATAATGAAAGACAATATTATTATAATAGACGATTCATTACCAATAGTTATAGATTGTTCTAAACAGATTAAAGAAATAAAACCTTTTAATCCTGATTATGTTCATATATATGACCCTGAAGGAGATAAACCTTTAGAATCAACTAAATCTATATTTCAATTGTTAAAAGAAGAGTCAGAAGAGAAAAAAGATTTATCACCTGAAAGAATAGAATATAATTCACAAAAAGAATTATTAACTCAAATAAAATGTTTAACTTGTCACAAGATGAATAAACATCCATTAACACCTTATTATAATCTATCTACTAAAGAACAAATTTTATATAAAGATTTGGTAAGAGAACGATTTGAGGCTTCACAAAAAAGTATTGAAGAAAAATCATTAGTCAAAGAAGATTTTAATAAATTGGTTGTAGATAAGATTTTATCAGATGAAGTTGATATTTCAACTTATCCAATTTATAATTAGTTACTTGGTTTCTTCATAAATTCACAAACCAAGTATTAGTGAAATTTAAACTTTTTTAAATTTTGCTAATATTTAAATTTTTTTAAATTTTGCTAATATTTGATAACAGTTTAAATATTAATTCATATAATTGTTATATATTATATGAGTGGTTATCCTTTACAAAAACCTTCTGATTATCAAGCTTTCCGTAAAGCTTACTTAGAAAACTTAAATCAAGAAATTGAAAACAATGATATTATATACAACGCTGTTAAACAACATAAAGAAACCGGTTCTCTTTCAGTTCCTTCTCAAATGCAAGACACAAGAAGTCCAGAAGAGAAGATGAGAGATATTATTGGTATAAAAACTTCTATTGTCAAGGCTTTGACACCTATATCGAGTTCTTCGTTTGCTCAATCTTTTATTAATGAAGTTGAGAAATCACCTCTTAATGCAACAAATACACTACTGATTTTTATTGGTCAAAGAATAGACGAAGTAGTAGAACAACTTCAAAAATCATATGCTCTTGGAATCAAAGGAGATGTTAATGACGCAATACAAATGGTCAAATTTTATGAAGATATGTACAAGAGACAAAAACAAGGAATCTTGACAACTAAATCCTTTTTCAATAGACCTGTAGAACAATTAGGACCTCAAGACTATGGACAAAATTTAGAAGCTATTCAACAAGCCTTTAATAGAGATGTTATACAAGGTTTTATGGCCTTATCGCAACAAAGACAAATTCCACAAGATTTACAAAATATATTACAACAGATTTCAACAGGTATTCAAGGTATGAAAGATTTTATTCATTCTGATTTAACAGAAATCAAAAAATTTATTGAAACAGATTTAAAAAATTTATCTCCACCTGTTATATCTAGTATTACAAATCAATTATATCCTGCTTATGTTGATGTTTTAGAATTATATTCTAAACTTCCCGAACTATCAACACTTCAACAAGTTATGAGTAATATTAGAAAATATCTTAGAACTAATGAAATAGACGCAGTACGTCAATCATTAAAATTATTACAAGAAAAATTTCCAATTAATAATGAAGTTATGCCTCTAACTACTAGACTTATAAGTTTATACGATCAAATTAAAAGACTAGCTACTACAGAACAACAAAATACTCAAGGTGATATTGTTCCAGTTAATCCAGATACACAACAAACCATTGACAATATACAAAGTGAAATTAATCAAGAAATGAATTATGAAGATCCTTTACTACAAGCCCAAGATAGTAGTATAGAAGAAATAATTTATAATTTATCAAGAGATGAGTTAAAAATATTATCAAATTACATTATAGGATATATCAATTATATACCAAGTGATATATTAGCAAAAATCAATAAAGATAATTTAGATTTGTTATATAATTTTTATCAGAATACAGTTGCGGGACAAACGGTTTCTGATAAAACATTAGTTCGAATTTTAGAATTACTATCTGATTATGATCAGTATACTAAAGGAGATTTAAATAGACGAGGATATAATGAAATCCAAGGACTTGGTTTAAATAATTCATTACATTCATCATTTATCCCTAATCTAACGGGTGGATCGGGATTCAAACAAGGTGAAAGACCCTCAAGAGATACATTACTTGATAATTATCAAGTAAGAACCTCAAGAGGTAGACCAAAAGGAAGAACTCCAATTATTCAAAAGATTGCTTATGGTCAAGGTATAACACCTAATCCTAAATATTATCCTTTTGGGAGATATCTTATAGATTCAAATAACTTAGCTCAAGATGTTATTTCTATTAAGAATATGAAAGGTGGAAGTCTCAAAGGATTTCAAAACAAAAAAGTTTCTAGACATATGGCTTCATTAGTTAGAAAGATTATTGGTGGACAAATTCTCAGTTCATCAGATACGGACAGTTTAACCCAAGATGAAAGAGAATATCTCCACTCAGTAGCTAAAAAATCAAATATTTTGGATAAGTTTGATATACCAGCTCCTACAAAAGATTCAAAGGAGAAAGAACTTCACAGTTTCGAAGTTATGAAAGGTGAAATTATGGCCGGTAATGACAATAAAGAATTTATTAAAAGATTTAAAGTTTTATTGTCTAAACTACAAAGGGACGGAGACCTACCAAGAAAAGAAGTTGAAGAAATATTAGGAGATCTGTCTGAATTAGGATATTAGCAAAATTTAAAAAAGTTTAAATTTCACTAATACCCTAAAGGATATTAGCAAAATTTAAAAAAGTTTAAATTTCACTAATACCCTAAAGGGTCTTTAAATAAACATTATCAAAAATTTAAAATTTAAATTTTTAATAAAGATAAACATTATCAAAAATAAAGATAAATAATTTATAGAATCAACTATATATAAATCTTATAATCAATAATGTCAACAAATGGAATTTACAATTATCACCCAGTAATAACTGAAGGTCCTGATAAATTTAAAGCTCAATTAGCAACTCAACAACCTGGTTTTTTCTTTGGTGGTTCACAAGTCCCTCAAACTTTAGGGATAAAATCAAATATAATAGGAGAGGGTATCATATCAAGAAATACAATAAAAACTAGTAAATACAAACCAGTAAACAAACTAGTTCAATTTCCAACTATAAATAAATCTTCAATGATTCCTAAATCTCTTCCCTTTGGTAAATAGACTATCTGTAATAATAAAAAAATATAAATCTATATTAATATTTATTGTTATAATGTTTGTTATTGTTCTCAATCAAAATAATTTAGTCCAAGATGGACAAAACAATAAATTAGTTTATAGATTTCCAAATTCTGTTTTATTTAAAGATAAATTTATAGCTGTCAGTTCTATCTCTATGTACTATAGTTGGTTTAATATTACCAGTAACTTTTCAAATAATTCATTCACTTATACCTGGACTAGTGGTTCTGTAACTACTACCTATACTATCACAATCCCAGATGGATTATATGAAATATCAGATATCAATTCATATGCTCAATATGTTATGATTCAAAATTCTACTTATTGGATTGATTCTTCAGGAAACTATGTTTACCCTTTTGATATCGAAGTCAATGCTAATAGATACGCAGTACAACTAAATACCTATCTTATACCCACCTCTCTACCAGTTGGTTCTGAAGAACCTGTTGGTTTTCCAGGTTGGCCTACTACGACACAAAACTCAGTAATAACAATTACTTCATCAATATCAACTATATTTGGATATCCTCAATTATTCGCTTCAGATTCAAATGTTTCAAATTCATTTGTTCCTTCTGGTCCTTATGTTTCAAAATTGGCTTCTGGTACTATATCATATATATCTACTACAGCTCCCCAAGTTCAACCTAATCCTTCAATCTTATTTTCTCTATCTAGTATTAATAATCCTTACACTCAACCTTCAAGTGTAATATACTCAATTACTCCTTCAGTACAAATAGGAGCACAAATATCAGAGAAACCACCAAATTTTATGTGGAACAAAATGCTTGATGGAACTTATAGTGAACTTAGACTAACTTTACTCGGTTCTAGTACGTTGTCACCAATTAAACTTAATGACCCTTCAATGACTATTCTACTCTGTATCAAAGATAAAGAAGAGACTTTCACTAAATAGACCCGATAGGGTAGTTACTTGGTTTGTGAATTTATGAAGAAACCAAGTAACTAATTATAAAATAAAAATATAAAAAAATAATTGTTTTAAATACTAAATTATATTCTTTAGTATATATAATGTTTTCAACAGAACAAGAAATCAATAAAATTTATGATGATATCACAACAGAAAAAAATAAATTTATCTTAGAATTAAAAAATATTAATCTATCTACAACAGACCCAGAAATAATAAAAGAAAATACAAAAAAAAGAATGAAGATTGAAAAGAAAATTGGATATCTTGAAAGTATTCAAAAATCTATTGTTAAGTTCCGTCTTCTGATTTAATGTAAACAATATAAAAACTTATCTATATAGACTAAATATTAAAAATGGTTTATAATACAACTTCACAAATTAGTTTTCCTTTCTCTCGTCAAAATATGAGAGCAATTAATAAAAAATTATCTTCTAATAGCTCAAATATGACTGGTAGAGGTGGTACTGTTTTACTAGCTAGAGGTGGACCAGGCGGAGCTTCTAGTTATAATGGTATTGATGACTATATCCAACAGACTAAAATAGATCCTTTCAAACGATCACAACAAGTATCATCAAGTTTATCAGGTCAAGGCTTCAAAGGAGTAGCTGATAAACTTTCTAAACTTTCATTAGGTATAAAACCTAAATTAAAAAATATTAAACTCAGTATGTAATATATATACATTATCCTTTTTTGATATATTCAATCCAATATATTTTTGAAAATTATTTAATTTTCAAATTTAGAAAATAGTATAAAGAAATAATAATATAATAATCAATAATTAATATGTGCGATAAACTTGTATTCGATTTAGCTCAAGAAATTGAGGCTACACCCACAGTCTTTGTTCGTAAGGATTGGATTAATATTTTGGATAACCAAAATCAAAATTATAACAATAATCAATCAGTTATTGATACTTCTCAATTGTCTAACTCTAATAAATATATGGGTTATAGAGAAGCATATTTGAATGTTCCATTTCTTATTACTCTTGGACAAACAAATTGGAGTGCAACTCCAGCAAATAATATAGATCCTACTGATGCTGATAAGTCATTAGATTATTCTGTTGGTCTTAAAAATTGGTTTGGTCAAATTATTCATTCTTTCACTCTTGATTACAATGGAACAACAATCATTCAACAAACTCCTTTTGTCAATATGTGGAATTCATTTAAACTGATGACTTCTCTAAGTTGGCAAGACGTAGAAACACAAGGTGCAACTATTGGATTTTATCCAGATGATCCTACTACTTGGTCATTCGTTAAACCAACGGCAGCAGCTGATTCAACAACTAGTGCCTTAGGAATGGGAGTTTGTAATAATTCAAATTATTTAACTTATGCAACAACTGTTAAAGGTCGATTCAATAATTATAATTCTGAAAGTGGTAATAAAGGATTTTTGAGAAGACAACAATTAATTAATTTTGATATTAGTGGTGTTCCTTCTACTGGAACTTATGCAGATCTAATCACTACTGATTCTACTAAAGAATTATGGAAATCATATATTTCAAGTAGATCAAGTGGAACTGGTGTAACTAATTCAGCTTATATTCAATATTCTATCAATGCAACAATCTATCTTAAACATTTACATTCTTTCTTTGCTATGTGTCCTCTCATTAAGGGAGCCTTTATGAAGATTACTATGAACTTGAACAACACTTCTACTAATTTAACAACAGCAGTTGGTAAATTATCAGTAACAGGTGTTTCTAATTCATTGGGTGGTGTTAATCCTATTATGGTTGCATCTGCTACAGCTTCACCGTTAACAGTTGAAACCACACTTGGTGGAACCATTCCAACCGGTTTAACTGTTGATACAACTGTAACTGGAGGTGAAACCGCAACAAATATTTATAATGGTGGTTATCCATTAATCACAGAAGGATCTGCAACCAATTTCATAGTAAATCTTTCAGTAGGTAAAACTTGTTTGGATCAAACTCTTAGTTCAACTATTGGTAATAGTACTACTGGAACACTTTCACAATCAATTTATCTTTATGTTCCAGCATATACGTTCAATCCAGTATTTGAACAAGCTTATATTTCATCTCCTATTAAAGAAATTAGATACACTGATATTTATCAATATCAAATATTAAATGTTAGTCCTGGTGGACAAATCAATAATCTTCTTACAAACGGTATAGCTAATCTTAAATCCGTTTTGATTGTTCCTTTTTATTCATCAACAGCACCTACTAGTGGAACATTTAATACAAATTCTATTTCAGTCAGTAGTACTACAGGTATTATACAAGGAATGCCTGTTTGGCAATCACCATTCGATCCAGCAGGAACAGGTCCTACTTCACCACTTTGTCATATTACCAATTTCAATATTCAAGTCTCAGGACAAAATGCTATTTACAATCTTCAGAAATACGGATTTGAACAATTCAATAATCAATTGTACGGACAGAATGCAGTTAATGGTGGTCTTACTGATGGTCTTACATCATCACTTATTGATAGAACTGCTTTTGATATGGAGTACTGTTACTACTATGTTAATGTTGAAAGAATGTTACCAGTAGAACAATCAGTTCCAAAATCAGTTCAAGTAACTGGTAAAAACTTAAGTGCTAAGGCTATTGATTATATTTGTTTCATTGAATATGGCCAAAGTATCTCTCTTGATTTAATTTCGGGGAGTCGAGTTTAATAGATATTTTTTAAGACCTTGTGGAGATTTTAATTATTTCAATTTAAATATATAATACTATATTTTATTATATATGGAATTTATCAAAGATTATGAAAATTTGTATAAAATTAATAAACAAGGTGAAATTTATTCTTGTTTATATAATAAAATTATGAAACATCAAATTAATGAAACTGGATATCTATTTGTTTCTTTGTCAAAAGACAGAATTAAAAAAAAATGTTTTATATCTCGATTACTAGCTTTACAATATATTGAAAATCCAAATAATTATCCAGAAGTTGACCATATAGACAGAAATCGTTTAAATAATGATTTATCAAACTTGAGATGGGTAACTAGATTAGAAAATTGTCAAAACAAAGGAAACTTATTAATAAATCTTTCAAATGAAGAATTAGAAGAAAGAAAGATTAAACTCAAAGAATATAAAAGAATATGGGCTGAAAAGGATAGAAGACTTAAAGGTCAACAAATAAAAACTGAAATGACTAAAACAAAAGAACCCAATTATAACCTAATTAAAAATAGAGAATATATGGCTAGATTGACACCTGAACAAAAAGAAGCGTATTTGAAAAGAAGAAGAGAAACAAGAAAACCACCAACAGAAGAACAAAAAATAAAGGCGAGAGAACGAGCCAAACAACAAAGAGAACGTAATAAAATAAAGACAATACAACATCCTTAACCGATTTGTCAAATCGGTTAATATCCTTTATAAAAAGGTTTAAATTTTTAATTATATTATTATTCATATCTTAAAATGAATAATTTACAAATTGACGTTTCACCTAGACAGTTATCAAGACTGCGTAATGGACACAAAGTACGTATCCGTAAAGGTACAGGCTTTAATTTAGTTGTTAATCCAAATACATATAATACTGTATCAAGATCGTTTAAAAAAGATAAAGGAATTGAAGTAGCCTTATCACCTGAAGAAATTGAAATGAACAGAGAACAAGCTCCTCAAATGGAAGGACAAGGTATATTTGGAAAGAAATTTGATAAACTTCTCAAGAAAGCAGGAATTAAGAAAATAGCTTACAAAGCAGGAGATGCACTCAAACCAATGATTAAAGAAGGTATTGATGCCGGACTTATGGCATTAGGACCAGAAGCAGCAATTGCTGGAGCACCATTAAAAGAAATGTTATACGGTGCTATGGATAAACCCTCAGATTATGGATTAGGAGGTTCTAAAGCTGATAAACAAAAAGCTCTCCGTTCACTTGGTAAATCTTATGGTAATATGGCTAATCAATACGCTACTGAACAATTAGGTTTTGACCCTAGACAAGCTTACGGTGATTATCGTTCTATGACAGCTAATCCTTACGCACAACAAGGTAGTATGATGTCTGGACTTAGAGATACAGCAAGACAAGGAGCTATGGATTACTTATCACAAATGGACGGTTCTAATACTGGTTATATGGGACGAGCTGGTTATGGTTCAGCAGATGCTAACGCTGGTTCTGACTTTTGGGCTAACTTAGCAAGTCAAAGAAAATATTCAACTCCTGGACAATATGCAGGTAATGGTTTACTTCAAGATATGAATAGAGGATTTAGAACTGGTGTACACCAAACAAGAAAATTTGTAGGTGCGGGTCTTATTCAAGATATTACTAAAGGATATCATTCAGGAATGAGAAAGACAAGAAATATTTTGGGTTCTGGAATGCTTAGTCCAGATGGATATTATCCTCAAGCATTGACACCACAACCATTTAGTGCTAATTTCCATATGCAAAATATGCTTCCACCCCAATATAGAAGATATGAAACAGGTGGTGAATATGAAGGACGAGGATTTGGAGGAGCTGGCCTTTATCTCTGATAAAATAATTAATATAATTTAAAAACTATACACTACAAAATATTATAATTACTAATGAGTTTAACAGATAGACAAATTAAAGACTTAGCTACTAGAATGAATATCCCATTAGGAGATGTTTGTTTTAAAGATGAATTACCAAATCCATTACAAATGAATAAAACTTATATTATTAATCTTGAAAATATGTACGACATAAACGGTGAGCCTAATGACGGTTCACATTGGGTTATGGCTCAAGTAGTTGAGTATCCTAATAAAAAGATTGAATCAATATATTTTGACCCTTACGGAGCACCACCACCAGAGAATGTAAAGAAAGTAATTAAGGATACTACTAAAAATAATTCAGTTCCTCATACTGAACCAGATATCCAAAGTTTGATGAATAATGCTTGTGGATTCTATTGTTTAGCTATGGCTCATTTTATTAATGCTTCACAATATAGAAGCGGTGATTTATATTCCGATGTAAACACATTCCTTGAAATGTTTGATGACCTTAATAAATCAGTAGATTTCAAAAAGAATGAATATATATTAAAACATTTTTTCCAAAGTTCAGACCCTAAACTAAGAAAAGAAATTGATGTAATTAAACCTATTGAATCTATATCATCAGAAACTAACAAAGGACAAGTAAACGCTTTTGATTAATAATTATTTATCTTTATTAAAAATTTAAAATTTAATTTTTTGATAATGTTTTTATTTAACTTATAGAAAGATATTTAAACTTTAAGTTATATATGTAAAGTATAAAATGGAAAATCCAATTCAAGAAACTGAAATCAAATATTCTTCTTATACTGAGGCACAAAAGAAAGCTTCACAAAAGTATAGAGAAAAGAATAGAGAGAAAGTAAATCAACAAAGAAAAACTTATTATCAAAACAAGAAGGAAAAGAATCCTGAATTTTTGGAATACAAAAGAAAGAAAGCTAGAGAATATTATGAAAAGAAGAAAGCTAAAAAAACAGTAGAAGATATACCAGTAGTAGAAGATCCAGTTGAACCAATCATAGAGGTTATAGAAATTCCTATTGTTCAACCAGTTATAGAGGTTATAGAAGAAATAAAACCAGTAGTGACAATAGAACCAACTAAGAAAACTAGAAAACCTAGAATTACCAAAAAATAAATATTAATTCATTAAACTCTTAAATATATATGTTAACATATATATTTAATAAGCATACTAACCAATTATATTTTTAATGATATACCTATCAGTAAATTATATTTTTGCTTAACAATCGAATAAAGAGTTATATTTCATTTCAAGTTAACATTATACACACAGGTTCACTACGTTCACAAGGGCTCAATTTAGTAGTTTATATATATAAAGTAAAGCATTATTCAATAATTAAGCAGATTCTTAACTTAAAAGCAGATTTTGAACTAGATTTACTTAATTAAAAATTTTTAATTAAGTAAATCTAGTTCAAAAATCAATTAAATATTAAGTAAATGCTTAATTATTGGGCCCTTGTGAACGAAGTGAACCTGTGTGTATATATTTACCTAGTATAATTTATTTGATTATTAAGAATCTGCTTAATTATTGAAATTAATATAAAGAATATTATATACTTTATATATATAATGACTACTATTCATATTAATGTTACTACTGATAAAGCAATCAATAATAAAATAGATGATGAATATTTATCAGAAATTAATGATATCATTGAAGCTCAAAAGAATTTAATTAATTCATTAGTAGATGATATATATAAGATAAAGAAAAATATACAAAAAATTGTCCAAAGATTACCATTTACAGGAAGTGAATGGGAACAAGAGATTATAAGGGAAAAGTTAGATAAGATGGATAATGATGGTATATTTGATGAACTAAATGAAATATGTAATGATAATCCTTATCATAGGACAAATAGAGAAATACCACAACCTCCCGGGTTTGATGATATGTATTATGAAAAACTTAAAATATTAAAAGAAAAAATATAATTTTTATTTTTATTAATAATTTTTAATTATTAATAACTACTTAAAGAAATAATAATTATGTAGTGTATATATATGAATTACATTAAAAAGAATGATTTGTTAACGGGTGCTATGAATGAAGAACTTATTCAATTAGAATTTAAAGAAAAGTTCAATATTGATTTGATTAAGACTGGAGAATTTGATATTATGGATTTCACTAATGAGGATAAAACTTTATATGTTGAAATCAAATCTAGAACCTTTAATTATAAAAAATATGATACAACTATGATTGGAGAAAATAAATTAATCTTTGCTAGGAAAAGCGGTAAAGAATGTATTTTTATATTTAGTTTTACTGATGGAAATTATTACTATAGATATGATAAGAATGATTATTATAAATCCCAATACACAGGAAGAACTGATAGAGGATATAAAGAATATAAAGAACATATATTTATTCCTATCAATATGTTAAAACCATTGAATACTTTATATATAGCCGTATAGATAATAGATAGTACATATAAGATTAAATATTAAGGCTTATTGAACTTATTTAAAAATAAGTATATATAATATCATATATTTAAAATGGATCAACTTTGTTATGTAAAACTCAAAAACTCACTGAAACATTTGGATTTAGAAAAACAATTGGTTGATAATATCGATAAGAGGATTAAAACTCTTCCCGAGTATCAAAAATTGAGACTAAATCCAGAACTTATTTTATTAGTCTGTAATCTTGTTGAGAATGCAGTATTCGACAAGAAGAAGAAAAAGAAGAAGATTATCAAAATAGATAAGAAGGAACTTGTAATAAGGGTTCTAGATGCAATATTTGATTATGCCGAACCAGAAAAAAAGATTGTTGATACTCAGGTTGAATTCTTTTTTACTAATGGAGATATAAAGAAAGTTTCATTTTTCAAAAAATGTGTATCACTATTTTTCGAATGGGTAAAAAAAAAATTGCTTTAATTATCGAGATGTATATCAATAATATGATACAGAACTTCGTTCAATTTATAATGACTGAATATTTCAAATCTACAGTCTTAACAGCTACTATAGTTACTTTTTTAATTTTGTAATTACTTATTATTGTAATTGCTTAATAAGTCTTTGAACTCATTTAATTTGTCTTGGAGTTCACCAATTCCAGCCTTAACAACCTTTGGAGGTAAATCCTTATTAAGTTTAGCTTTAGTTTGGATATCGTACTTATTACCTTTCTTTGTAGTCTTGACTGATCCATTGATTACTTCATATGAACCATCTTTGATTTCAAAGGCTTCTTTCTTCAATCTTTTTTCTTCAAGTTCCCTTTGTCTTTTTTTATCCAATTCAAGTTTTATTCTCTCAGTCTCTTGATTACTTTTCTTAATCTTATCTTGATACTCCTTAGTTGATTTAATTTTATCCATTTTGATAAGTTCATTAATTGAATCAATTTGTTTATGAACCTTTTCTTGTAAATCCATAACTTCATTTTGTTCTTTCTCTGGTTGATTGAAAAAATCTTTAGTAGATATAATTTTATCTAACTTGTCATACTCTTGATTTAAGAAATCAATATCTTTAGTAGAGTATCGTTTGGAAGAATCAAATTTAATTTTTTGTAATTCAGTACTTATAAAGGGAATTAAATTTCTTAGTCGTTCAGCCTCTTCTTCCTTAAGTTGTTTCTTAGTTTTAGGCTTCACTGGCTCTTTTTCAATTTTTCTAATTAATTTATAAAATTTATCAGGTGTAAGTCCTGATTTCTTATAAGCAGATACCAATCTTACTCTTTTGAAATATTCATCATAAGTTTCATTAGATGTCTTGGTTGATTTTATAGATTTAGGCCTTATTGAATCTTTATCAGTTTTACGAATTTTTTTATAAAATTCAAGAGGTGTAAGTTTTGATTTCTTATAAGCAGTAATTAGTCTTACTCTTTTGAAATATTCATCATAAGTTTCATTAGATGTCTTAGTAGGAAAAGTTTTTTTAGGAATATAATCCTTAGTTGTTTTATTTGTATTTACATCTTTATTATTTTTAGATTTTTGTCCAAACATATCAGGTAATTTTTTTTTATAAAATTCGATATCTTTTTTAGTTGGATTTTCTAAATTAAGCCATTCGTCTCTATAGTCTATTGGACTTATAGAATTTCTTAATTTTCTTTCTTCTTCTTTTTCTTCCTTTGTTCTTGGTGTCCAATTAATAGCCATATTATAATATTATAATTATATAGTCTAAATTGAAAATGGTTTCAATTTTTTATTATCAATATGAAATTCTCTTTTTTCATTAATAATAAAAAATTGTTTTAATGGTGGAGTAAATAATTGTATTCCATCTTTAAATATATCGATATCAAAATCAAAATTATCCTCATTATTAATCTTAAGATTATATAGTCCATCTGATAAATTATATAAAACAAATAAATCTTTAAAAAAATCATTATTTATCCATTGTTTCTTTTCGATATCCCAAACATTATATAATTTGAATTCTCCATTTTTATCATATGCAAAATAGGGTTGATAATAAGAATTTCCAAATTTAGCTATTTGAAGAGGGATATCTGAGTCTTTTGAACTTTTTATAATATTTTCTTTTTTAAAACCATTATAATATTTTGCTGGTATATTATAATTTTTTAATTCTATATCCTGAGTCTTACCACTAGAATCATAAATATATAAATCTTGTTCTGAATAATATTTTCCATCTATCCAAATATTTTTTACAGAAGATAATTTATTATTTTTATCATTATTAATAAATTTTTCATTTTTCATTATATGATTAAGAACTGGAATAATAACTTCTTCAAATCCTTTCCCTTTAGCCATATTCAAATCATTAACAGTATTATTAATTAATAAATGAGATTTATATTGAATATCATTTTTAGATTTTTTAATATTTTCTATTTTTTCGAGTAGTGATAAAGATTTAGTTTTATCTATTTTTAAAAATTCTTTTTCTAATTTGATATCCTTCTTTTGTATTTTTTTTTCTTCTTCTTTCTTAAGTTTTTGAATAGAATTATCAATAACATTAATATCTCTTACATAGTCTGGAAAATCTTGGACACCTTCGTAATATTTTTCTAAAGTTTGATTTTCCATTTTATCTCTAATATTATTTAATATTTTTAATTTTCCATATTTTGGATTTGATGAAACTATATCTTTTAAATCTTCAGTTGTCAAAGGATATTCATCTGGTTCATAATTTACTTTCCCTTTTACTAATTCAAGGGTTCCTCCTCTCATAGCTCTATATTGATTAATAGGTTTATAAAATAAGCCTCTAGATAGATTATTTAAATAATTCATATATAAGGATATTATACAAATTTATATTTATATAAAAAACAAATAATTTAAACGATTGTTAAGATAAGATGTTATAAAATGGAACAAATTATTAATCTTATTAAAGAAAAAAGGCCTAAATTATCTTCATCTTCTATTAATACTTATACTTCGTTATTGGAAAATATTTATAATAAAACTTATCCAAATGATAAAGTATTACATATTGAAAAATTTAATAATTCTAAGGATATATTAGATATGCTTTCAAATGTAAATTACAGAACGAGAAAGACTATCTTATCGTCTTTATATATAATTACAGAGAATGAAGAATATAAAAAACATATGCTTGAAGATATCAAGGATTACAATAAAGAAATTGGTAAACAAGAGAAGGACGATAAACAAAAAGAATCTTGGGTTGATACAGATGAAATAAAAAATATATTTTCAGAATTGGAGAATGAAGCTAAATATCTTTATAAGAAAAAGAATCCTTCAGATAGAGATTTACAAAATATTCAACAATATATTATTATTAGTCTATTAGGTGGTGTATTCATTCCTCCTAGAAGAAGTAAAGACTTTGTAGATTTCAAAATAAAAAATATTAATAAGGATAAGGATAATTATATACTTGGTGATAAATTATTCTTTAACAGCTATAAGACATCTAAGTTTTATGGTCAACAATCAGTAGATATCCCTAAAGAACTAAATAAAATTTTAAAGAAATGGATTACTAAAAACCCCACTGAATATTTATTTTTTGATAGTAATGAGAACAAACTTTCTAATGTTAAACTTAATCAAAGATTGAATAAAATATTTGAAGGTAAGAAAGTCGGAGTCAATCAACTTAGACATAGTTACCTTACTGATAAATATCAGGATACAATCGAATCTAATAAGGAACTTAAGAATGATTTTAAACAAATGGGTTCTTCGGTTTTGCAATTTGAAACATATATTAAAAAATAATAATAAATTTATGAAATAGTTCAATAGGCTTCTGTTTATATAAGATAACATATATAAATAGACAATATACTAACTAAATATATTTTTAATGATATACCTATCAGTAAATAGGTTTTTTACTTAATAATCGAATAAAGAACTATAAATGATTTTAACATATACATATAGATTATTAAAATCTATCTAATAATTACTCTTGGTAAACTATCAAATAGTTCTTCTGAGTTTTCTGAAACTTCAGAATTAAAATTATAATAAAAACTTTTATTTATTTTAGAAATATATTTTTTAGTTAGATTTGAATCATCATCTATTAGTGAATCAAATTCTTCTTCTGAATCTAGATAATTTTTATATAAAGATTCTAAATGATAATCTTTGAAATCTTTATTTGAGATTGTGAAAAGTTTATTATCAATAGTATATTTTATAGAACTAAGGATTAAATATTTTTTATAATTGATTACATTCTTTCTTTCTGTGAAATGTAATATAAATTCTTCAACGAAACACTCAAAACTTAAATCTTCAAATTCTCTTCTGATAAATTCAATAGTTTTCTCAATTTCAAATTCAACATTATAAATGAAAAGATAGATATTTTGTGAAGACATTATATAATGACATAATATTGCTATATCCACTTTCTAATTCGCGGAGCGTATTGAAGAATCGAAGATTCTTTAATATCATTTATGAAAATAGAAATAGTAGGATATAGCTTTATGTTGCTTATATTATGATTCACAATATATTTTTCTTAGAATATATAGTTGAATGAAAGTTTGAGAAAGATTTTAATCAATTATCAGAATCAGAATCTGATTCTATTTTTGATTTTCTAGTTGATTTAGATTTAGTTTCTCTTGGAATATTTTGAAGGAATGAATCCAAATTATAATAATCCAGAAATCCTTTTCTATATTTTTTATTTCTTTCAACTTTTCCACCTTTGATAATCAATGGTCTCATATGAGTAGAGACTGCATCATTATATA